TGATAGTCACAGTAGACGTTCCCACGTCTCCGCCAACCAAACCAGAGTTAACGAATGCAACTTTCCATCGATACTGACCAGTCAAAACACCTACAGCTGTCGTCCCTGAGATAGTTGTCACTGTGCCGGTTGCTTGGGGTACGCCGTGGCGCGTGAATGCCGAGCCGTTGTATTTATACGGCGTGACGGTACCATTGCCGATAAACATGTAGTTTTGGTACTGGGCCGTGCCTACTCGCACGCCCGTTGAAAAGACGCTCTGGGCGCTCGCAATCGTGGTAAATGTCGTAGTGCCCATGGTCCACGCTGAACCGCCGAAAAAACCGACCATTGTCTCTGCGCCGGTGTCAACTCTGCGCGTATATAGTCCATCACAAGCGTAGGCGCCTACTGCCGTGGTATTGAGCTTCGTGATGCCTGGCCTTGTCCCTACCGAGCCTTGCGAAAAAAGCACATTTCGGCAATTCGGAGATTGATTGTCTTCGATTAGAGATCGCTCAAATTTCGAGTTGTAACCGCCATCTAAAGCTTGGCGGCCACGAGGCGGATAGACGATATTGTATCGATTTACCATATTGCGTAGTCCACATTAGCAACGATCGGTAGTTTATTGCCCCTTAGCCTCATCTCCTCATAAGACACCGCACCCTGCACCTGCCTATCCCATTTAGTCTGATAAAATTGCGCCCCATCGTAGTCTTTCGACTTGGAGCACATCCGAGAAACTAGGTAGTCCACCACTTGTATGTGATACGTGACCGGGATTTCCATCACGTAAGATGAGGTTGGTACCCCAGAAGGCTTAAGCCATGCCCATACTTTGAGAGCGACAGCCGAACCGGGGATCGGGCGAAGTGATAGAGTGTCATTGAAGGCGACAAAACCGGCGGGCGTGCCTGTGCTTGTGCTCGCCGCATTATTGCCGGTGATGATATCGTCTTCGCGGAACGATAAGTCATCTAGGGCTTGCCCATCGTATGTGACACGCATGATACCGATAGCATTAGTCGGATATGCGTAGTCTTGTGTCCCAGAGACTGTTGTCGTCGTAAAGACGCCCTTGATCACCTTTGCTTTGGTAGCAAGTTCCATTTCGGCAGAGTGTATCCAGTCATACATCTGCGCATCTGAATAAAAGGTATCCGAGGATTGCGCGTTGAAAGCGCGTCTAGCTGCGTCAATGATCTGGCCTGGCGTCATATATCAGCTCCACGTAGTAGTCATCGTTTGCTTTGTCCAGCTACCCGTTGCGCTTCCCTGCGCCCAGCTCGGAGCGTATCGCTGCTCACCGACCGTGGTCGGTTTCTTGAACACGTAGTTGTATCCTCGGCCATCATACAAGTACTCATCACCAGGATCTGACGCTACTGTCTGGGTATTCACAACCAACTTTGCCTGCTCTTTGCAGGGTACTGTATCAAAAAGCTGCGAATTCGATATCAGTTTCTCGACTGTTTGGAGCGTGTCAGCTGTCCCCTCGCCCCAGTTAAACAAACCCCAAGAATACTGGCCCCACATCGAAGTTGGGCCTTCTCCGAAAACGTTTACCGAGTTAGTGATTGTCTTGGACCAGGCAGTCATAGACCATGATCCTTACGACAATGTTAACTGGTAGATCACCTTCAGCGTGTCGCTTGCGCCCACGTTTATCGCTAACTCGCTATCCCTACTAATCAGTGTCCCAGCGGCGCTAGACGTAAATAAACCATACTCTGTGATTGCTCCAACCGCTGAGTTTGTCGCAAAAGTACATGTCAGCTGATACATCTGATTCGACACATAAGACGCAGTGGCTGTCTGCCTCGCAATCTCTGTGCCCATAGCGATATCTGCCGCGCTCTCAGCACCCGTACCCGTGCCCACAGCAATGTATTTTGCGGTGAACGTTGAGGCAGCAACAGCTGCGGATGCTAAAAAACGCGCAAGCCACTCTTTCCCGTTGGTGCAAACGACGTTTTGACCAACTAGGTGTTGCTTTACTTCGCCGCCTGGTCCATACACGGTCGTGATATATCTACCGCTAAATTTGACTGTTCCGGGCATTATTTCCCCTTTTTAGCAAGCATCGCATCGATCAACTCGGTCAGCTCTCCAATTTTTGCGGACTGCTCCGCTACTTGCTTTCTCAGATCGCTATCATCGTCCGTTTCTTTTGCGGGATTTGTCAGCAACAGCAAGTGCCGCGCTTCCTTGATCTGATCCGCAAGCTCTTCCTGACTTGCACAGACTTTACCCGTCAACGGATTAGTTAACGCATGAAATACAGCCTTTTTCGGTGGCGCTTCGATGCGGATTTTTTTGAAACCCCGCGGATCGTGATTGCCGCCTCCGTCCAATATGGGTGCTTTGAATTGCGATTTAAATTGAAGCGCTTCGTCCTCATCCATCTCAATATATTGGTGCGGTGCGATCTCTATTTTTTGCGACCGAAACTCTTCGACGTGGCTGAATTCATTGTCATTCCAAACCTTAACTAAACTCATAACATTCTCCAATAAAATTAATGAGATCCGAATAAAACGATATTGCATGACGTTGCAGTCATTGCCGTACTAAGTTCGATTTTAACTTGCCGCACTGCGGGCGGATTCAGCGGCACAAGCGCTTGCGTGATGCTTGAGTTGACAAACACTTGTGCTGGCGTTGTAGTGCCTACCCCGGTACCAGCTGCGCTCCATCTCACTCGGTAGAAAGTAGTCCCGTCGAGCGACCCTTGCAGATAGACATCAGTCCCCGACGCCATCGTTGGGATCTGGATGCCGAAAAAATCAAGGCCAGGCGGCAAAGTGTATGCGCTAGAAAGCGTCACGTTGCTTGCAATATTGAGCGTGCGGAGCGGTCCGTTGTTACCACCGTTCATAGTTTTCCCCTCTCAAAATTTTGCTTATCCGATGCCGTAAACGGTCGCATAAATCACATCGCCTGTAGTGAATCCGGTGCATCCCAATACTCCCATCGACTGCACGCCAGAAGCATTCGAATTGATCGCAACTTTGACGCCGTAAGTTGTCATCGAGTTCGGGCACCAAGTGATGTGGTCGATGCGCTTCAGACCTGTCTCTACAGTTTGAGTTGCAGCGTCCGCGCTAATTTTCAGAAGCACGATGCGCTTGTTACCGAATGCCGTTTTTTGCCGAGTTACTGTGTAAGCCATCTTTTGTCCCCTTAAAAAAGGATTTTTACTTCGTTAGTTTCCGGGTCTTCGCACATTTGCCGCGTGTGTTCGCTCATCGAAAACCGCGATAAGCAGTCCTTAAGATCCATCTGTTGGATAGTGATCAAATTGCCCTCAGCGTAGGCGCCGAGCGTTCCGCCCTCTGTGCAATTGATATACTCTCCTGGCACTTGCAGGCTAATCAAGTTGAACCAGTTGCAAAAATTATTGTAGCTCTGCCAGGTCTTCACTTTGTAGCCGAAGATGTCTGGTACCTTGATATAGCTTCCCAGCTTATCGTCGTATTTAGATGACCAAGCATGGAAATGTGATTCATTGTCGAACGAAAAACTCGCCCCTACGAAAATAGTCGTACTGCACCCGAGATATGCCTTTGCGATATACATACATGCACCAAGTACGTTCCCGCCCGTCGATACATGCACGTTGAATTTCTCAATCTCTTCAAGGGATTGGGTGATATCAGGAGCTGGAATTGGGCAATTGAAAACATACAATTCACCTTTCCACTTCGCAATCAAATCTGGGTGCGACGCCGCATAGGCAATAAGTTTTTTGCCCTTCGTCATCTCCCAGTAGTCTTTGCTCGGATCTCCGCCCTCGCTCACTTCTTCAATCGTCACCGGTCCGGCATCAAGTGACACGTAGTAGTCGACTTTGACGCCGAGATCTTCCAGAAAATGGAAATTATGCAGGCACGATATTATCGGGATACCCTTAACATCTTTGAGCAAATGCGCGTTACGCTTTAAATGGGGTCCAGAGCCAACCAAAATGCACGGGTTATGCAACTCTGCTTGATGTAACTCTCCCAGCGAAAACTTTGCGAAACCGCCTAAAAATGCCTGGTTTTGCCGATAGTTTCTAATCCAGTCACCACGCCATGAGTCCACTGTGACCTGATCATTGCGCGTGGACTGAGCATACATATCTTCGGGCGTCCTTGGGGGCGCAAAGATATAAGGCTGTAGCTCTTTCGGGTAGTGCAACATTTCAATTTTCTGTTCCATCGTCTCTCCAAAAAAATATTTAAAAATAAACAAAAACCCCGTGGGATCGCCACGGGGAACATTGTTACCAGATCTTAATAAACGCGGTTGCAGTACTACCCGAAGCTGCTGCACCCATGGCCTTGCCGATCACCGGCGACATGTTACCAGTAGCGTTAGTCGCTGCTGCGTAAGTACCATCCGTTCCGGCTCTCAAGATTGCGCCTGCAACCATGGAATCGTTCGCGCCAAGCTGGACCTGGGCGAACCCGCGAGTAAGCAACCAGCCGTAAGTGCCGGTAGTCAGTGTCGCGTGCTTGCAGTGACCTACCGCTAGATCAACGCCAGTCACAGAACTGAGAGTCACTGAGTAGCCGGATACGCCCGACACTACTGCACAATATCCCGGCAAAATCTGGCTATTTCCTGCGTTGTAAACGTAGAGGTAATCGTCGTTACCAACGCGGCGGTTAGTACCGACCTCCACCGAGTTAGTCGCAGTTACTGCGCTAACCGTTTCTTGGAAAACTGGACCAAGCGAAAAAACTGACATATGTAAATCCTTTCTATTAAGCTGTTAGGCCCGTTAATTTGCCGCAGGTGCGTGCGTTGCTGATTCCCATGTTTCCTGCCCAGTAGATCTTGCCGACCTTCAAGTTTTGGTTGATCGGCGAGATGAAGTCATCAAATCGGAAATCTTCTTTCGGGTGGTAATAGAGGTTCAGAAATTCTTCGTTCAGAAAGAACATGTGGTTTGCTGGCACTTTCGCGCCGATAATCACAGGCGTACCGTTGAAAAGTAGGCTTGTGAACCCTGCATCTGCCGATGACTTGTCCATAAAGCGCTGTTGTGGCTGCAACAGTGACCAATAACGGTTGTAGTTGGCTCTGGTTGCCATGATGACGCTTGGGGTCAAGTTGTTAATCGAAAGGTTGGCAAACATGGTCTGCATTGCGTCGAGAGTCAGCGTAGTAGTCGCGCCGTCCTCTTGGGACTGCCACCATGAATATGCGGTTTGATCGATCTGGCCTACGGTGTTTCCGCTATCGACGATCAAACGAAGGCCGCCGATTGCAGATGCTGTGGTACCGTCGCTATAGATACCGTCTTGTATCTTGTCCTTAAGCGTCATCTCAGCTGCCATGACTTTTTGCTTGACGAAATTTAAAATGGCGCTGTCGCCGTTGTTTTTTAATTCGTCTGCCCTGGTGATAGTAATGTTGGCGTAGTAAAATTTCCAAAGAAACTTGGCAGCACTAAATTGATCATTATCAGTGGTATCCAACGTATCAGTTGGGTTATACGAACCAGCCGCGGTCGTAGTCGCGTACATGAGCGGCTGTGCAATAGCGTCACCGCCGTCAACGGAAGTATACCAGCCCTTGTCTTTCGCTCTTTTCAACAGCGCATCAGAATCGAAAATATTGTCTACGAGTTTCGGAATGTATTTTGTCCGCGTCACAGCAGACAGTTGGTTGTACGGTAGTGGCATATATATATCCTCTTATGTTGATAATCCAAGCTCTCTGAGAGCTTCCTGAGTAAGGTCACCATAACTCTTACTCCTCAAATTTACCGGCTTCTGCACACCTACTTTGGGGTCTTGACTGGTGCCAAGGAATCCCTGCTTCGTGCGCGTCTGCACATCTTTTTCCACAGCAGACCTGCCCCTTCCCTCGTAAAGCTTCTCCAGATGCGGCTGGTAGTAGTCGTAGAAAGCGGCGCTGAAACTCGGTATTCCACGCTCATTCGCGTGCTTTATCACAGCTAGCTCTAACGACTGTCCGTTAGCGTCTTTTGTCGCAAAATTTACTTCGGGAAAACGCTTAGCAAGATCGGAAATCTCGGTTACGAGGGCCTTATCCTGCTCGGCTGCTTGTGCTTCGATTTGTTTTGCTTGATAGTCATTAACGAAGGATTTAATACCTTGCAGCTCTTGCTGCAAAGGCTCGATGATTTGCCGCAAATTCGGGTCAATTTGCGGTGTTTCGCGGGTCTGATAAGACTGCTGGACATGACTCCACCAATCCGGGTTACTCTTC